ACCTCCAACCTTTACAGGCCCGCCTTCTTCAAAAACAGGAACTGGATCTTCATCACCTCGGCGGCGAACTTCGCCGCCTAACTTAAAATTTACGGGTGGCTCGTTACCAACCCCCATATTTCCGCTAGCCGCCATTGACATAATGCCTCTGCCCATATCGCCTTCTATGGGAGTATTCATCTGTTCTTGAGCCATTGGTCCTATGCCCTGATCAACTAAAGCTAATTCAACAACTGGCGTGACCAAAGTTAAAACACTCTCTGGCGTTTGATTTGCATCTTCTTGCCCAACTATTGTTGCCAAATCACCTCTTCTCTCTTCTGTGCTTTTCTCGTCTCCAGTAACGCTATCCATCATGGCCTCAAAGTTAGGTGCCATTTCTGGGTCACTAAATCCTGCCTGACTAGCTTGACCTACCATGTTTCCAACTATGTTTGGATCTACTGCAGAAGAGGCCATGATACCGCCCGCAGGTACGCTGCCACCCTCCTCATATTTTTTAGCTAGATCTGGGTTCATCTTCATTTGCACTTCTTCAGGCAATTTAGAAAAACCCTTAAATTCATTAGGCACGGCTGCTCCACCTTCTCGGAACATTTGCCGTTGCATTACGCTTCTATTCATTATCCGAATAACCCCGCTTGTCTTGCTCCAGCACCTGCCGCTAAACCAGCAATACCTAGTCCTAGATACTGTTGAAACGGTGACACATTAGGTGATGTGGATTGTGTTATAGTTTGTTGTGTCGTAGGCGTTTTACTATATATATCAGATAAAAATCCTAATCTTTGAAAAGGTTCATATAATTGAGCTAAATTACTTTGTCTTCCAGCCTCTAATTCAGCTTGATCCTGAGCTTGTAGTAATTGACCTATCTTGAAGGCTCCTTCAACATCTCTTTGTCCTAGACCTTGCATAGTCTCTCCAAGAGCCGCTTGTCTCAAACCAAGTTGACTTTGTTGACCTGCAAGTCCAGCTATGCCTTGTCCGAGCTGTGTTTGTCTTGCTAATTCTCTTTCAGCCGCACCTTGAGCTTGTAAAAAGTTTTGAGCTTGCGCTTGAGCTAAAGCAGCCGCTCTGTTTCTGTCTATTTCAGATTGTGCTATTTGAGCTCGTGATCCTCCAAAAGCTCCTGAACCAACTGCACCCGCCATTGCTCTGTTATATTGCATATCGAAAGATCTATTGATTTCATCTGCTACAGCCTGTTGAAAGGGGTTCATGTTTCTAGTGATCATTTCTTGAGTAACAGGACCAGCACCAGCTCTTAAAGCAGCCTCAACACCGCCTAATGTTCGTCCAGCACCTCCTACTGTTTGTCCTGCCTGTTCAAGAAAAGGCATAAACGATCCAAGCCCTTCTCTAGCTTGTTTGGCTGCGGCCTCTTGAAGACCCGTGAGCCCTGCAACCTGTTGTGTAGGTAGTTGAAGTACAGGGTTGCCATCTGCATCAAGTACGGGTTTACCATCTTCACCAAGAACAGGAACACCTACAGGTTTATCTGCCAGTTCTTTAGCAGACTCTAGTAATCCAATACGATACGCTTCTATTTCAGGAGTTTCACCAACCTGTTGTATGATGGTTTCTGTTGCCATTATGCCATCGCCCTTCCACGTTGCTCTAAGTTTCTCATAACACTATACATGTTATTTATGCCTTTGTTAAGGTTTCCATTTCCTAAACCTTTAACAGCATCTGTAGTCATCACAAACTCTCCAGGCATTAACATAGCTCTTACACTATCTTCGTTAGGTATACCCTCATCAGGCATTATGCCGCCTGTTCTTCTAGGAAATATCTCTCCACCTTCAGCTACTTTCTGTGTAAACACGGGTGGATCAAAAGGATTTTTTGGAAAAACATATGGATTATATTGAAAACCAAAAGAAGTATCTCTTGTAAAGGGACCTTGAGCCCCTCTTACTGTTACATCTCCTACTTTATATTTATCAGGATCTTCTTGATAAACATCTAATCCTGTTCTTGCTGGCTCTAATTCTTCCTGCTCAGGGGCATCAAAAAATCCTGTGGCTGCACCCACCGTGCCCGCCAGAGCTAGACTAGGTCCGTAAGTTCCCATAAATCCAGGACTTAACTCAGCTGCTTTTTTAACAGCTTCTTTGTATAGAGCGCTGTCCGTGCTAAGTTTTGTTATATCTATGTTGTTTGCTTTTAAAACATCTGCGGCTGTTACAGTTCGTCCACCTGTAAAGGCATCAAAATACTCACCTTGTTTTAAACTGTCTAAGGGTCCTACTCTAGGAACTTCTGCACTTAAACTTAAATTAGGTTTAAGAAGAATATCTTTTTCTGTTTTTGCTGCGGCTTGTAAAATACTATCTTGAGGTTTTATAGGTATTTTATTTTCATCCAAAAGCACGGCCTCTCCTGAAGGATCAGTCATATCTATAAATTTAGCTTTTTTAACTCCTGATCCAGAAGAACTTAATGCTAAATCTGAGGTTGGAGCTCGATAACTTCCAAAAAAGTTACCTTGACCTATTCCAGCGGCAGTTTGTCCGAACCTGCCTGCGGGATCTGCAAAAGCTTGGCTAATACCTGCGGTGCCCCCAGTAATACCAGAATACACAGCTCCACTAGCGCCAGCTAAAAAGGCATTTCTAAGTGCATCTTCTGTGCTACCACCACTTATAAGTGTTCCTATACCAGAACCTAATGCAGCTCCATATATAGGGCCTAATGGTGTGGCCGCTAAAGCAAGGGGTAAAATAACAGGCGCAGCTTTCTTCAAAGCCTTACCTACACTTTTGGCAATACTACTTACGCCTCTGCTTACCTTCTTAAATAATTTTTTTAAAAAAAACTCTGGTAACCCCGTTGTTGGGTTAATACTGTTTTCTTGTGAACCCACTACATATCTCTCAGGGTCCTCTACTCCTAGCTCTCTTAAATGTTGAAATATGCTTTCTTTCAGGGCAGGGCTTTTATCAATCAAGGCCCGTGGGACGATGAGCTCGCCTGTTTCAACGTGAGCCACAGTGTCATCACCGTATCGACCAAAGTTAGCCATCTTTTTACCAACGTCAGAAAACTGCGCAATACCGCCTGTACCATACTGTTCTTTGAGCTCTTCAACTTCTAAAAGCTCTATCTGCTCATCAGTCATTACAAAGTCTGCAATACCGCCCGCTGGTATGTCTTCTTTTTTAAGAGCTTGGTCCATGTTTCAAAGTTTACCCTATTTTAAAAGTTTGTACAATACTATATCCTTGATATCGCACTTGTTGTTACTCTTGTTTTAGATAATTCTTGAATACTAGCCACAACATGTAGTCTATTTGCAGTTGCAGCTTGTACTTTTAATATCTCTCCACTCTGTAGTATTAAATCTTTTGTAAGTAGTTCTACAGTTGTGTTAGCTCCTACAGATTTAAGGTTAAAGAGACTAAAGACAGCACCTGCCGTATCGGTTAAATTCACCGTTATGGTATCTGCGTTAGGAGATTGATTTGATACTATTATAGAATTAACCACGGCTGCATTAAAGTCGGCATCACTAGGAACTGTAAACAAAGTTGTAAGATTGGTTGTGGTAAGATCTAACTTTGCGTTTGTAACACCTTGAATATATTGAGGAATACTGGTTATAAGCATTAGCGTCTACCATCCTCTCTTATATCTACTCTAGGTGTGCCTAATTTATATTTTGTTCCCAGTGATGTGGAATCAATTCTTAAAGCAAAAGATCTACCTCGTAAACGATAATTTAATTTTTCTGTAAATTGCTCTACTGGACTAGTTGCAGTTCTTTGTGTAGTGGCTTGAGTTGTCTCGTTAAAATTAGCACCAGGATTGTTTCTTGATTTCATTGTAAACGCAACATCTGGATTAAGACTTGTTGATCCATTGAATGTAATGTCTGGAATAACTTGTTTTAAAAACAAGAACTTATCACCATCTCCTATATCAATGGCTGAAGATTCTATAAACGATGTCATGGCAGATCCATCATCATCAAAACCTACTTCATGATTGTAAAGATACTGATTGCCAGTAGCTTGTGGCAGATTTCTTATACCTCTGTCAATCCATGCGTCTCTTGCTAATGTTCCATAATACCAAACTTTTTCCAAATAATTATAAGCAACATATTTATCTATCTGCGTACCAGCAGAAGATGGATAAAACCATAATAACTCACTAAATTCTGAGTTAACACCTACATGAACTTTATCACGCTCTGCAAAATTAAAATCTAGAAATACTTTATCTTTTACCGTGCATGGTAATTGTATTGTCTGACCACCAGAATAAACATAAAATGTATCAACACCCATCCAAAATACTGCATCTTCAACGGCAACAGCAGAAAAAGGACTCATAATAGTTATGTTCTTTGATAGTTCTTGCAGACCAAACGTAAATGGTGGACCTATAAACTTCATAGCGTGTAGTGTTTTATTAGTGAAGACGAGTATCTGTTGTTTTGTTTCAACAGCTTGTACGAAGGTAGATCCACCACCTAACCTTAAATCACCTGCTGTGTTTGTAGCAGTTGGAAAGAAATCCACTGGATTTTCTTGTGAAGAAAAACGTATCAACAATGGATCTTGTACCCCATTCCCTTGTGTAGCAGAAGAGTTTGCACCTAATCCATCACAACCAAATACAATAACATGTCGGTCTTGGTCTGATACAAGAACTTGTTTGGCTATTGTAGGCACACTAGTTTCTCCAGAATATGTGCTTGTAGCACTAAGTTCTACGGCTCTGTTGCCTAAACCATTTGTTTTGTCCCAGTAAAACAATCCACCATCTCTTGGATTAATAATTATATCTTCACCAAAATTATCATGTGACCATAATCTAATCTGTGCTCCAGGGGTCGTGACACTTGCTGCATTACCCCATCCAACAAAGTCATTGGCAGAATCTGCATTACCAGTTGCTAGTCTTACAAGAGTATTATCTGTGTGTGTGGCTGCATCTGTGCCACTGTGCCCTCTTGTTACATTTAAAGTGTTATCGTCAGTATCTCCTGCTACAAGCATAAGCTCTTCATCTACAAGTATAACATCTCCAGCGTCTGTAATTCCTGTTTCATCATCAACAGCTATACCAGTCTCACTTGTGTCCAAGTTTTCGTTAAGTTGTGTTGCCAAAGCACCAGATGTTGTACCACTCCATTGACCAGCACCCCAACCAGTTCCACCAACTGTATTATCAAGTCCTACGTTTATTTGAAAATCTAAAGTAACACTTCCTGAAGCTCTTGCTATTCCTGTAGCAACGCTAGTGGCATTACTTCCAACATCAATTTTAAATGCGTTAGAACTAACGATCTCTATTATCTGATGTTCTTTCCCATTAGAGTCTCCAATAGCAGATGCAGGTATCCCACCAACTGCATCTGCTCCTTCAGCATTTGTTATTGTAACAAAATCGTTTAAATTTGCTCCATGAGCATTAGAATTTACTATTACTTGAGATTCTGTTCCAGAAGTTGTGTTTGTTGTAAAAGTTACCCCAGATGTAACTTGAGTACCCCTTAAAGGAGTTATATCATTAAATGTCTGACCTTCTTCTATGTAGTATTTAAGGTGTGTGCCAATACCCATAAAGTCAGAACCATCAAGAGCTACCCAGTTATGTAATCTTCTAGCACTACCTAGATATTGATTAGAACTATATTTCTCCCAACCACCAAATTTTTCTGGAAAACCAAATCTAAATCTTACCTTATCACCATCAACAAAACCACCTTCGTTACTGTAAGATGTAATATCAGATATAATACCAGGTTTAAATTTCAAAGCTGTCATAGGCATTACGCTACATCTCCAGTTAAAGTACCAGTACCAGTACGAGTGACATTACTATTTCCTTGTATTGATTTACCAGATGCTCCACCAGCACTACCACTTGATCCATTTGTTGGTGCAGAAGATGGAAAACTTACGCTTGATCCACTACCATTGCTGCCTGTTGATCCTGTTGATCCAGATGCTCCAAATGCTCCACCAGCACCGCCTGCTCCACCAGCACCTGCATTATTAGATGCACTACTGGCACTTGATCCTGCCGCAGCAGATTGGTTGTACCCTTGACCAACACCCCCTGCACCACCAGAAGTGCCACTCTGTATTGCTAAACAAGTGCCAGAAACAGAGAAACTTAGACTATTATAATAATAATCTTTGTTATTTGAAGTTGTGCCATAAGAAGTAAAATATGTTGTTGTAGAAGCTGTTAAGTTTGCAGAACCACTACTTTGAAACAAAGTGCCACTGCTTGATGTGCTTGTGCTTACAGACAAAGTTGGCGTTCCATAGCCACTTCCATATTGAGAACTGATTGCAGCAGAAACTGTATAAACACCTGTAGTATTTGTTTGTGCTGATATGTACATAGGTCCTCTGTTTGCACAGTTTCCATTAATACCATCTCCTGCACCACCACCATGATTCACTCTAAACTGAGTAGAGGAACCCACACCATATCTTGCGTATTGTCCGTTTATACCTCTCCAACGTCTATCACCAACAACACCTTGTCCATCTAAATCACCACCGCCTGTATATATTGAGTTCATCCAACTAGGCATATTGTTTTGTGGTGTACTATAATTACCAAAAGCACCACCACCGACATCAGTTACGCTTGAAAAAGTGGCATTAGCAGTATAAACACCATTACCACCAGTGCCTCCAGTACCACCACCGCCACCACCAGCTTTAATTGCACCATTATTAACTAGCGTGACTGCAACACTTCCAGCAACTTCAAGAGCGTTACCACCTGCTGCGCCTGCCGCACCACCTGCACCCTCGATACTACCTTCGTTTGTGATAGTTATTGAACCAACACCATTGCTTTCTATTGTTAAAGCAGCATTAGATGTGCTGGTTGAACCAATAGTATGTCCTGAACTTATAACAAGTTGTTTTGGATAATCTACTTCAAAATCATCACCAAAAATAGTATCTGCACTTTGATTTGTGTTGCCATCACTGAATGTTTTTTTAAAAGCTCTTTCTTTACCATAAAAATCATTCAGAGATATTGGATTACCAGAACTAGGCACACCAGCCGACATATTAGTTGAAGAATTATTACTAGCATTATCACGAACCAATGAACCACCAAAATAGAACTCACTCAATCCTCGACTTGGTAAATTAGATCCAGGATTATAATGTTCTTCAATATTTTGAAATGATATAGCTCCAGATGCTTGTAATGCTGCCATTATGGACTTCCAAATGCTGTTATATTATCTGCTGATGTTGCTGCACCACTAGATGCTAATTTAAATTTTGTAACACCATTGTATCTAAAATCTAAGTCTGTGCCATCAAGAGCTATTGACCACTTACTACTTCCAAATAAGATCGCATTACCATTAGTATCCAAATCTCCTCCAAGTTGAGGACTGGTGTCTCCTACTAAATCTGTTGGAACTGCTGCTACATTCGCATTTGCACCAGTGCCATCAGCAAAGATTATACCAGAGGTGTTAGTAGCTAAAGCTACCGTGGTCCCTGATCCACCGCCTTGTTTTACTGTGGCAGTTTGATTAGTTGAATTTTTTATAAAAAACCACTTTTGTTGATCGTTAGGATCTATGGTCAAATCAAATGCACCAGATGGAGAACCAGATAAAACTAAAACTTTATAATGTCCTTCTGATAAAGTACCATCACTTGTCGTTAATGTTTTATTGCCAGTGATTGTTAAAGTAACAACACCATTTAGTGTTCTATCTATTATCTTTAAGTTGTTGTTAGTTGTATTACCCCAAGTACCTGCTTGTTCACCAGCACCTATTAGTTCAACACCTGTGTTATCTGTATATGTACTAGCCATGTTTACCTCACTATTTCTGTATATGTCTCTGTGCCACTAGGCGTAATTTCTGTCCATGTCTCTGTGCCAGATGGCGTAATTTCTGTATATGTTTCTGTTGTTGCATCTGTTGTTACTGCTACAAACAGTATCT